CGCTTCCGTAATCGACAGGTGTCACATCGCACTGATGCCAGTAGATCTGGTTGAACGTCGCGACCGAACCAAAACTGGTGTAGTGGTTCATTATGTAAACGCGGAAGTAGTACGTGTTGGCTGGCGCGGTGAAGACGAGCCTGAAGGCCCTGTCATCGTATCCTACCGCAACACCTACGTTTCCTCGCGTATCAGCAGTAGACGAGAACGGGAAAGTAATTGCCGACCCGATGCCGACATAACTCGAGTTGAAAAACTCTAGGTAGACCCCGCCACCCGTCAAATCTCCTGCTGACCGCGTGAGCGATACATCGAGATTGTGCTTGCCAGGATCCATCCTGCGAAGCTGCGTTATGCCCGCGTTTGCGCCAGCGGTTCCGTCCTGAATATGGGCGTACTGGCCGACACGACCGGGCGAACCCCGACTGCATGACGTTCCGTTTACCCAGTTCTCCCATCCAGGCGGAATGGAGCCCGACGCTATGGGGTAGTCAGAGAACGCAGGGTTGACCACCAGAGAAGCAGGCTTCGATCCTACACGGGCGGTGACCAGCGTTTGCAGAGATGCAACAGACGAGTTTGCTGTGGCGGCTGCGCTTGACGCGGAGGCGACGCTCGCTGTCAGCGTCGTGACTGCGCTGACGTCCTGCAGCTCCAGCATGGAGCATTCGCAAGTTGCGCCAGCCGCAACTCCCGAAGAGTTGTTGTAATTCATCAGCATTGCCGGAACAATGCGGACAGCAGTTGGGTACGCGGTCAGAACCTGCGCAGCCGTGATCGTGGATACGTCCGTTACCCAGCCTTCGGAAACAGTTGTTGCATAGCCGTTCCACACTTGTCCCAGCAACGTGCCAGAAGCATTGAAAGCGTAGATACCAATGTAGTGAAAGTTGTTTGTCCCATCGACAGTCACACGATGGCGGGCCTTCACTTCATATGTGCTGCCCGGTAGCAACGGCAAGAAACCAACCCGGTAGACGATACCGTAATTGACTGATCCCGAAGCTCGAAACATCCCGCCGGATATTGTGGCGGTTTGCAAGATCCACTGCGGTGTGTCGTCAAACGTGACGACAGGTATTCTACCGACAGACGACGAAAGCGTCGTGAAATTGGCGGCAACCGTCGTATTCGTCGTAGCGATTGAAGAGTTTGCTGTCGCAATCGCACTTTCTGCAGTCGTGACACGCGCCGTGAGGCCGGTCGTCGGCGTATTGACGGTCGTCTCAAGCGCCGTCGTGCGCGATGCCAGCCCGCTCTCGACTGTCGTCACATAGCTGATGCTGGCCATGCTGACAGGCGTCGATGTGTTCTGCTGGATCGTGAAGTTGCCGCTCTCAAAGCCCAGCGTGACCACGACGCCGGTCGGGCTCGTGAACTGCAGTTTCTTGCCAATCGGGACCAACAGGTTCCCGCGCTTGTCATAGCTGTTGTTGCCCAGGCTCCGCACTTCTTCACGGAACGCCGCCTCATTCTGGCGGTTGTATTCCTCCTTGGGCTCGATGACGGCGAATACGCTCAATATCGCCCCCGGCTCTTGAGTAGCGCTCGCCAATCGCCAATGCGGGCATCGGTCTTGCCAGACGCCATACGCAGCTCAAACCGAATCTGACGCGCCGTCGTCATGATGGCCATGCGATCCGACGCCACGTAGGGGCCTAGCGCCGTCTCCGTTGCCTGCGGATACTCGCGGACGTAGAGGTAGACCTCGCAATCGCCCCTCGTCTTCTCGTCTGGCCAGATCTCATCGAGGTAGACCACGCGACCGCCATTCGCGAGCTGAACAGGCCCAGAGACAAGCTTGCGCACTTCGCCGTCATAGGAAAAGCCGGTTTCGTGCTTCAGCATCGCGCCGGCAGACGTCACACGCAGCGGCCATCCGAATACTTCCGGCCCAAACCCGGCAACACGCGCCATCGGCGTGTGGTTCCAGTGGCGCTCCCGCGTCGAGTAGATCGCAGCGTGCGAGCACGTCGTCGCCGCTCCGCGTGGATAGTAGAACCACACCTCGCCATAGGTCGGGTCATACTCACACCAGCATAGATGGCGGTACGTCTCGTTCAAATTGCTGAACACATCGTCCGCGATTTCACACGGGATCTGCTCGATGTAGCCCGCATAGGTCCAGAACCCGCCCCGGCCCATCCAGAAAGCTGCGGCACCGACGCCGACCTTGGCATGCTGCGAGATGATCCCGCATCCGTTCGCAATGTGCTCAGAGCCGTAGACCGTAGGTGGCCCGAGATATTGCAGCCGGTGAACGCCCTCGGTCGTGAACAGCAACGATGACCCGCGTATCTTCAGCCCGCAGACCAGCAGGCCCGTCGCCTGTATCGGAAGGTCGCCAGCCTGATTTATCGCGGTCGGCGTCCATGTCGTCAGCGTTTCCTGATCAGGCCAAGAAAACTGTCTCGGATCGCCATTGGCGCCCAAAGCGATCAGGAACCGCTCCTCCGTCACGAAGATGGCGTTTGCGCTTGGCGCTCCGGTGACCGCCGTCGCATCACCACCGCCGCCTGGCGTCCACTCATAGATCGTCGTGCCGTTGCACGCGACCAGCTTCTGCCCGAAATTGTCCATCGACCAGTTCGATGCCGAGGTGAAGCCTGCCGGCGTGATGTCGTCCAGCGTCGTGCCGTTGTGAGCGTAGATCTTCGTTGCCGTGCCGAACGAGGCAAAGCTCGCCTCGTTGTTATCAAGCCATGCGTGAGCGGCTATAGGAGCCCCTACAAGCGTTCCTGACAGTCCCGTGGCCCATCCCTTCATCGGACGGATAACGCCCTCAGCGAAGCGCCAGTATTGATTGTCGTACCAGCGACCAGCCGACTGCAGCTCCGTACCCTGTCTGAAAAGGCCAGGCGGCAACTGGAGCGGGACGGGTTCCATCAGACAGCCACGCCGTTAGGTAGCGGCATGATCGCATCCGGCAGCGCCATATCCGTCGCCAGCAGATCGCCCAGCTTGCGGGTATATGCCGCCTCCCACTTGCCGCGCATCTCCTCAAGGTCCAACCGCAAGTCAGCCTCCAGCAAAGCGCCGTACAAACTCACATCTGGATGGTTCGTGATCAGCCAATCCGTGTCGCCATCAGCCACGAGCGACACGAGCGATCCCGTCCATCTCATCCGCACCGTCGTCGTGACCGCTGGCCAGAACACCAGCGTATCGCCGACCCGATCATAGTGGCGCGGCTCGCCCGTCTCCGCGTAGTTAAACGACTCGATGCGATCTATCGGCTGATAGGTGATGCGCTCGTACCCGCTCGCATTCTGCCGCAGCGATTTGACGGCTTGAAAGCCGGTCGGAATCGTCGCCACGCCAGACGTCACAGCCAGAGACGTGGTCAGATTGTCGAGCTTGCGGAACTTCGCCTTGATCAGGATGCGCTGCAGCTCAGCCCGCGCATTGGCGATGTACTCGGGTATGCGAGACACCGTCTCCGCTGAAACCAGAGTAGTGTTCGGTTTCATCCAGTTGGCGGCTGCTGTCTTCAGCTCCCCGTAGTTGGTTATAGCCATCGGGTTTGCTTCCCAATCCTGTGGTGAGCCGTCCTGAGCTTCGACCAGTCAGAGCTGTCCAGCAGTCGGTTTACCGCCGCCTGCTGGTCGGGATCCTGGCTGCGGTAATCCACCCCAAGCTCTTCCTTCCACTTCTCCATCACAACGAAAGGAACGTTCGCGACACGCCGTAGAAGCTTGTTTGTCTTCCCCGTTCCATCAACAGACCAGCCGTCGTTGTGGTTCGCCATTGCCACGTTGCGCTCAAGCGATGCCTCGGTGTCCTGCACCATGAGGTAGTCGCCGTCAGCGTTCATGAACCAGTGCGTGCCCATGCGCGTGGAATGAAAATGCTTGAAACCGTGCGGGACACTGAAACTCATGGTTAAGCCGCTCCCTCGGGAAGACCTCCAAGGATTTCGCCATAGCCGTTACGCTCATGCATCCGGGCCGTGTCCAGCGGCACGTTCGGGATGATGTCGCCGCGCGAGAAATACTCGTCACCGAAGCCAGGAACGTGGATGCCCGTGCTGATCTTCTTGTCGCCCAGCGGCAGCACACGCATTTCGACGAACCGCGCAACAGGTCCAGCAGCCCTCAGCCGAGTAGCAGCTTCTTCAGACGCCATTTTCTGCGCACGCTCTGCCATGTGCCTGCCCAGCATCTCGCGGATGCCATCGTTATTGGCGCGCGGCGGCACAAGGTGGCCGATGCCCATCATCGTGCAGCGCTCCATCAGGACGCGGCGCTCCGCTTCCTCGCGCGCGAGAACGCCTGGCAGGTTCATGTTCATCGTCGTGGTCATGCCCTGGGGCGCGTTGTACGGTTGCGGAGCGGGCTCTGCGGCCTTGGCAGCTAGTGCGGCTTCAGCCTCTGCCAGCTTGGCCTTCAGCGCTTCCAGTTCAACGTTCGGCGCTGGTGCAGGCGCTGCGGCGACCGGCGCGGGGCCTGCCTTCGCCTCGTTGATCTTCTCCTGCATGCGCTCTTCGGAGTAGCGCTTGTCGAGCTTCAGTCCCAGCGCTGCACCTTCGGCAATCAGCGCGGCTTTGCGATCCGTCTCGGCCTGCGCCTGGACGGTTGTCAGCATTTCTTCAGTCATTTGTGTTCCCTGAAAAGAAGCGGGCGGCTCATTGCTGAACCGCCCGTCAGTCTGAAACCTCTGGGGATCAGAGGTCAGTTATCGATTAGAGCAGATCGCGGATGACGAAGCCCTGACGCTCGTTCTTCGAGATGAAGCACTTCTCAGCGAGGGTCTGCCATTTGATGTTGTCGCCGTTCGAGGCGAGCATCTTGGTCTGGACGCCACGATAGGTGCCAATCGCGAAGAACTCGGGGTTGATCCCGAGAACATCGCGGGTCAGGTCCGGGTGCGGATAGAAGTCAAGCGCACCGAAGTCCGACATGTAGCGGTCCGCGCCGGCCACGATGGTGGCCTGCTCGGTCGGGTTCGCCGCAACACGGATGTCCGCGATGCCGGTGAAGCCAGACGCGATCTGCTTGTGCGAGCCCGACATGAACACCGCCTTGTAGCGTGCTCCGTTGGTGAAGCCGGTGACGAGCACCGCCTTGAGCAGAGCTTCCGTCAGCGTGCGCTGCGTGCCGTTGGTCGCGGCAGCAACAACACCACCGGACGACCAGCCGCCCGAAGAGCCACCAGCGCCCATCGTGTCGTTGGTCGAGATCCACGAGAGCAGTCCAGCGGTTTTTCGCGTGACCGACCCAGCCGTTTCCGCCACCGACGCCTTGTTGGACGCCAGACGCGCTTCCATGTCGTTGAGCAGTTCGACGCCCTTCTTGGTCTTCTGACGGGCGAGTTCCGTCTCACGACCAGCCAGGTCGGCTTCCATCGCCGTGCCAGAGATCGAGCCGTTGTTTTCGAAGATCTGCGCAAACACGCCAACACGGGTCGGCTGGGTGTTGGTGTCGAACGTCGAGATGTCGTCGCCTTCAAAGGCCGCGTTGTCCGGGTCACGGGCGGCAAGCGTGTCGAGCTGCCACTCGTGCAGCACGGACTTGACCTTGACCTTGCCGATCATTGTCGTGATCGGACGCTCTTCCTGCGCAACGCGATAGACGCTGTTTTCGAGATCCTCGCGCTCGCCGACGAAGGCTGAGCGGACGAGTGTACCTGTTGGTACGGCCATTTTCCTATTTCCTGAGTTTTTTCTTCAGGAGCAGCAATTCCGTGTGCTCAGCCGCGCTGATGCTTGGTTTGGAATTGAGCGCCTTGAAGCGTGCTTCTGACGATGAAAGCCGCTCGCCCTGGCCCGTCGCGGGTGCGCTGGGGCCTGCTTGCGGCTTCGGCTTGGGGGCAGGCGCCTTTTGGGCCAGCTTCATCGACTTGTCGTAGAGATCAGCCTTGCGCTGCATCTCCGCGAAGTCCTTGACGCTGTCATATTGCTTGGCTTTCCAAGCGATCTGAGCCTCTTTGGCAGACAGTCCAGCCAGGCGATCAGGCGGGAAACCGTAATCGTCGCGCAGATATGCAAACAGCTCGGCCTTGCGCTTCGGTCCCTCTTTCTCATCCGCCAGTTCGGGGATGAGTTGAGGGATAAGCTGCACCTGTTCAGCCACGAACTCAGCAAACGCAGCACGCTCTGCCGCAGTCTTGGCGGCGACGGCTTGCTGCAGTTCCTGCATTTCGCGGCGGTGACGGTTCTGAAGCTTGAGGTACTCAGCCGGGTTGGTTTCGGCGAGTTGCTCTGCATCAGGAGACGCCCAATAGGCATCCCATTCCCGCATCAAGGCTTGTCCGGGGTCTACATATTGTTCCTCTATGCGAGATGCAGTCGCGAGAAGCTGCTGTTGCTTGGCTTCGAATGACTTCCGCACCTCTGCGGACTCCTGCAGGGCCTTGGCGACGGCCTTCGTGCGCTGCTCCTCGTATTTCAGAACAGCTTGCTGTTCTTTCGGGGCTAGCTTGGCGAACGACTCCTTGCCTTCGGCGTCCCAAAACTTGGGGGGATCGATTGCCGGCGGTGCCGGTTCGTCCGTTTCCCCTTCTTCATCGCCCTCGACGTTCGCCTCTGTGGGCTCGTCTTCGGCTCCCTCATCCGCCTGGGAAGCGGATTCGGTATCTTCGGCGTCCTGCACTTCGCTCACGTCATCAGCGGCGTCAGTGTCGGGCGTATCCTTGATCTCTTCGGTGACCTCGTCAGGCGCTTGGGCCTTGCGCGGAGCTGCGGCGGGGCTTGCCGTCATCAGCTCGACGTGCTGGTCGATAGTCAACGGCGTATTGCTCGCCGCCACTGCTGGCGTCGTTGTTTCGAGTGACATTGCTGGTCCTGCTAGTTGTTAGGATGGCGTAGCTGTTCGCTCGCCTTGTCCATGACTGCGCTGTCCACATGGCCCTGCATGACGGCGCGCACGCCATCGATTGCCACGACCATCAGGAGCTTCTCGTATGCCTTGTCCTTGTCGCCCAGGCGGGCGATGGCGACGGCTTCGTTTAGGCACTTCTCGCGAAAGCTGGCGTGCGCCTGCGCCATCAACGTGAGTTCGTATTCGGCCTTGCGACCGTTCCGTTCGATATCGCTCATCGGTGCGTCCTATGCCGCCAGCAGGAGGGCGATAACGTCCTCCTCTTCGCGGTCCTCAGCCTCTTGCAACAGCCTCTGCCGCTCAGGCTCGGACAGCGCAGCGACGGCCCGCTTGAACCGAGCCTTGGGTGCCGTCTTCGGACTCTCAGCCGCCTCAAGAGCGCTGATGAGATCATCCAGCTTCGCTGGCTTGTTCTTTCCGAAAGCCTTCTCGGCTGCTTCTTTGGCCTCGGCGGCAGTGCCCGCCTGAAACACCAGTTTCTTTTTGCGCGGAGGCGTCCTTCCCGCGTCAGATCCAGAACTCGAGCGCCTGCCTTGACCTTCAGATACGAGCGTCAGCGCGTCCAGAGTAGCTGTGAACGTTCCTGCCGTTGCCGATCCGCTGATGCCATCCGCAAATAGCGTGGCCGCGTCGAGCGTAACCGCAAGGGTGCCTTTTATCGACAACGCGCCAACGCTTGTCAGCGTTAGCCCGTCCAGCGTGGCCGCAGTCTCTCCCCTGATCGCCAGCTTTCCGACTGAAGACAGGGATAGCGCATCGAACGTGACAGACGCCGCACCGCTGGCTGTAGACGCAAGGGAGCCAACAGACGAAAGCGTCACGCCTTCGAGCAAATTGGCGGCTGCGCCTTTGATAGCCAGGTTAGAGGTGGACGACAGAGTCAACGCCTCTAGCGTGACCCCAGACGCTCCTCTGATCTCTAGCCTGCCCCCGCTTACAAGCGTCAGAGCTTCGAGTGTGTTGTTTGCCGCACCTGCAATTGCAAGCTTGCCAGCGCTTGATAGCGTCAGAGCGTCGAACGTTATCAACGCAGCGCCGCTCGCGGTCGCGGCAAGAGATCCAGCTGACGACAGGGTTAGAACATCGAGCGCAACCGCAGATGTTCCCTTGATCGCCAGCCCAGCGGACGCGGATAACGTAAGTGCGTCAAGCGTGATGGATGCTGCGCCTGAAATCGCAAGCGCTGCAGAAGAGGAAAGCACAAGGCTGTCAAACGTGACGCCCAGCGTACCAACAGATGCTGAACTACTGCTCTCTGCCGTCGTAACCGTGCTTAAAGGCGCTTCCGACAGTGCGCCAAAGCCCAGCACAGACCCAGACGAGCCGGCTGGTGCCGCCGCTCCCTGCGTCTGTAGGAAAATCAGCAACATTAGACGACAAGCGTCCTGAGCTGATCAAGCGTCGTCTGCGTCTGCACGATGTTTTCGTCGATCACCATGACTTGCGTGACGTCGCCGTTCGCCGCTGCAGTGGCACGCGCATTATTCAAGTGCGCAATCCTGGCTTCCATCAGACGGATCAGCTGTTCCAGCGTCATACCAGCACCACCATTTCCTGCGCGATAGTCGATGCGTGCGATTGCAGGAATACCGTGTCGTATTCATCCGTACCGTCGAGCGCGCAGTAACAGGCTACTCGATTGCCCACTACCGCCGTGCCGCTTTGCAGGAAGTCTGTCGGAGCAAAGGTCGCGAGCACGCGGTTCTGGACGTCAAAGCGGAAAATTTGTGAAATCGCACTGGCGGTGTAGAAGTTCGCGTAAAACATCCGCCCTTCGTTCGAGAACGGAGAATAGCAGCCACCACTTCCGGTGGTCGGCAGTGCGCCGGGCGAACCATCGTAGGTAATCGCGCCTGTCCACGTGCCCGCAATAGCTGCAGAGATGTCCAGAACGTCGAGCGTCGCCGCGCCTCCACGGAAGAAATAGCAGTACGAATGCCGCGAG